ATTCTCAGACATACAGTTCCCGGTGGATGATCGGAACTGGGGGTTGAAGGTAACTCCTAACCCGGAGATAGCGGATGCCCTCAAGGACGAGCGAGATGCAGCACAGGACGGAGAGCCGATAACTAGAGGAACCCAGCCCGTTCAGGTAAAGGAAATCGCAAAAGACCTTCTCCAGACCGCCAAAGATAAAATGGCGAAGATGGAGACAGAGATTGACGACCAGCTTACGGAGAGTTCATTTAATTCAGAGTGCCGGAAGGTTGTTCGAGATGCGGTAAGATTGGGGACTGGAATACTAAAGGGGCCGCTTGTTGTTAAGCAGTTGAAGAAATCGTGGATGCAGAAGGAAGGCTCCCGTGCAATGGAAACGAGTGAAGATTTTAAGCCTGCATCCAAGAGAGTTGCCCCGGAGTGCGTGTATCCAGACCCGGAGTGTGAGGAAGATATTTCACGGGCTGCGTATATGTGGGAACGGGACGAAATATTACCCCGTGAGGTTCGGAGCCTGATAGGGGTTCCCGGCTATATTGAGGAAACGCTTTTACAGGTATTAGGAGAAGACCCAAAGAGAACAACAGTAGGGCAGGAGAAGGATTCATTAAAACACAAGATAAGTCAATCCCTGGCAAGCCGTGGTTCGTCATACGAGCGGTGGGAGTATCACGGCGACCTAAAGACCGAAGACCTTGAGGCATTGGATATAGATGTAGAGGATGCAAAGACCGAATCCGTATCTGCCTGTGTTGTGTTCATAAACGACAGGCCGGTAAAGGTCATGTTGAATACCCTAGACAGTGGTGAGCTTCCGTATGACTTCTTCCAGTGGACAGAGGTAAGTGGTTCCCCGTGGGGTCAGGGTATTCCCCGTATAGCCTTGTGGCAGTATAGAGTCTTAAATGCTGCGTGGCGAGTCATGATGGATAATGCCGGAGATTCTGCGGGTGCCAATATAGTTTTGGGATCTGGAATTTCGCCTGATGATGGAATATGGGAAATAACCGGCAAGAAGATATGGAGAGCATTGGGCGAGGTTGAGGACGTAGGTAAGGCTTTCGCACAGTTTCAGCTAACCAACAATCAGGTCGAGTTACAGAACATTATCGAACTGGCCTTGAAGTTCATTGACATGGAAACCTCTCTTCCCATGATGTTCCAGGGTGAGAAGGGCGAGATACCGGAAACGCTGGGTGCCACGAATATCATGGTCGATGCAAACAACGTAGCTTTGAGGGCGAGAGTCAAACTGTGGGACGACCGGATAACAAGACCGCACATTACCAGATACTACGATTGGAACATGCAGTACAACGAGAATGAGGACATTAAGGGCGACTACAGCGTTGATGTAAGGGGTGTGTCAGCACTTCTTGAAAAAGACCAACAGGCCACGACACTGACACAGGTATGGTCGTTGAAAGGCGACCCCGACATTGGAGATATAGTTGATTGGAAAAAAGCCAGCAAGCAACTGTTTCAGGCATTGCATCTTGATATTCTGAAATCCGAAGAGGATATGGCGAATCAGGAGGAGAAGCCACCTCCGCCACAAGACCCCGAAATTGCAGTCGCACAGATAAGGGCGAAGACCGAAATAGACAAGGCTACGATGGTTCAGGAAGCCACGATGAAAGAACTTGAAGCCAAGGCTCAGATGGCGGCAGACGAGAGAGTACACGATGCGAAAATGAAGGAATACGATGTAGCGATTAAACAGATGGAGTTTTCTGAGAAATCTGGTATCAGCCTTGAAAAGATTAAAGCGAATTTGGCTCTAGGCGCAGCAAAATTGACCCTGCAACGCGATTTGTCTTCTCAGAAAGGTGGGGGGGAGCAAGTGATTACTCCAGCATCAGAACCGACTCCCATTGCGAAACCAGGACATGCTTTTGAGGATTAGGGGGAATGATGAACTTTTTTGAACTAGGCAAATTTTATCAACACGCAGGGGGCAGATATATTGCCATTGTCGGAGAAGTCAAGACTTATAAATGGGGCAAAATGTTTGTTGTTGAGGAAGCCGACAAGACAGGCCATGCGATGAGTTGTATTGAAGTAGGCGAGGAACGAAGCGAGAACTGGGCCGAGGTTAGCGAGGCAGAGTGGAAGGGGAACTTTGTGGATGCCAAAGATGCTTAAATACCCAGAAAATAATAATGATATAGCGGAGTGCTTTAAGGGGAAGACCATCAAAAGCGTTGATGGAGTCTTTCTTAGGGGTGAGATTGAATTTGCCTTTACTGATGGGTCTAAAGTAACGATCACAGCGGCTAGTTTTTATGATTCCAGTCTTCTGGAATACTGTGAGGAAGACAAGGAACAAAACGATGGAAGGGCCGAGGTCAGCAGGGAAGTATGGCAAGGGGAACTTTGATGTTTAGCTTCCTCAAGAAGAAACAGGAAGTCATTAACGTAGGCGAGCCGGGAGAAGGGCAACTTGAGACACATTCTTCAACGTGGCTGTTTATAAAGGCATGGGCTGAAGATGAGTTGAGCAAGGCACGTGAAGAAAACGATTACATGAAGCATGATGAATTAAAGACTGCGGCCTTGAGGGGGAGGATAAAGCTCTTGAAAGAGACACTTGCATTACCGAAGAAAAAGAGGGGTAATGAATGACACTGGAAAAAGCGAAGGCTCTACAGGAAGTGATTGAGCGGATACTGAAGAAAGATGATGTTCATTATAAGGTTGAGTTGGTACGATCACCTGCATTGAAGTTTATTAACATGGAGATTTCGATAAAGATAACAAAGGAATAGCAGTTTAACTACATAACAAGAGCACCCATTTGGGGCCATTGGATTTTTTCAGTGGCCCTTTTTTATTAACAGAGCCGGTCATATGCCGCCTCCAACTTACCCTCCTGAATAGCAGGGAAAGAGGAAAAGACAATGGAAGAAAACGAAATCACAGAAGAAGACGCTCAAGCAATCAGGGACAAAATCGCCGCCGAGGAATTTGAAAACGAAACCCCGGAGCCGGTTGTTGAACCCAAAGAAGAACAAGAGCCGATAGCAGAAGAAAAAGAAGAGGAACCGGAGATCGAAGAAGATCCGTGGGCCGGGGTAAGTCCCGCCCTGCGTAAAACCTTCGAGGAAATGTCTGACAAGGTAAAGACCTTTGACGACGTAACGGGAAGACTCAAACAGGCAGAGAACCGGATAGGTTCACTCCAGAACAAGATTCGTGACGATGAGCGGGCCGTACAGGAAGCTGCCAAGGTTGCACCAGCACCAACGAGAGAAGAAATCGAAGCTGCTGCTGCTGAAGACAAGTCATGGCAGGAACTCAAAGATGAATTTCCTGAATGGGCCGAGGCAATGGATGTTCGCCTAGCACGACAAGACACAAGCCTCGAAAAACAACGCGCCGAGATGCGTGACCTGTTTGCCGATAGCAAGACGGAATTGACACAGGACACGGAAACGAGAATCGCCGCATTGCAAAAGACGATGGCTGAAACGATTGAGATGACCGTGCTGAGTGCAAGATATCCAAACTACGAGAAAGACATACAGACCAAGGAGTATCGGGATTTTATCGAAGCTGCGCCCGATGACATCAAACAAAAGACGACAAGTAGACTCGCCAAGGATGCCATTAGCGTTCTTGATGCGTTTCACAAAATAAAATCCGCACCAGTCGCCAAGGCTGACCGCAAGAAACGACTCGAAGAATCGGTAGAGGTGAGGGGTAGAAAGCCTGCCCCCACAAAAGCCGAAGCCGATATGAACTACGAGGAGTTGCGTGGCAAGTATGCCGAAGAGGTCTGGTCGGAATAGAAGGAGTAAGAAATGGCTATTCAAAATTACGATACTAAAGCATCGAGAAATCTTATCAGAGCAGAAATGAAGATGCTCAAACATGCCGAGCCGATTCAGGTTATTGGAAGGTTTGGGGAGCAGAAGACACAGCCTCTCCGTAAGACAGACACGGTTGTTTTCAGGAGACTGAAACCCTTTAATGCGACCGCTTCTGAGGTTCCTAACATCACGGCAGCGAACTTCGTTACCTCTGAGGGTGTGACCCCTACGGCGAACACCATCAGTTATACGGACGTTACGGCTACCCTCAGTCAGTACAGTGTCCTCTTTAAGTTCTCCAGCAAGTCGGAGCTTATGTACGAGGATGACATTCCTGACGATATGTCAACGCTGACCGGCGAGACCCTTGCCGAGGTTGCAGAACTGGTTGCCTATGGTGAAGTCAAAGCGGGTTCGAGTGTTATTTACACAGACGGAAGCTCAAGGGCCGAGGTTGCTTCCGCAATCAGCCTGAATAAACTGCGTCTGGCTGCACGAACGATGGAGAGTAACCGAGCCAAAAAGGTTACGTCCGAAATCAAGGCTGGCCCTAACTTTGGAACGTCGGCGGTTGAGTCTACTTACATCGTTTTCCATCACACCGATGCTTCTTCCGACATCAGAGACCTTGCCGGTTTTACCAAAAGGGTTGAGTACGGTTCCGCGATTAAGCCCGTGCATGAAAGGGAAATCGGTGCATGTGAGGAGTTCAGGTTTGTTCCTTCTCCCCTGTTTGCTCCGTTTCTTGCGGGTGGTGCTGCTGTTGGTACTACGGGAATGGTTTCTGCTGGTGATTCAAAGGTTGACGTGTATCCCTGTATCGTTATGGCGGCTAATGCGTGGGGTCACATTTCCCTCAAGGGTCATGGCTATTCTGGGATTTCTCCGACACTCATTCCTTCCAGCGTGAAGAACCATGCGAATCCGTCCGGTATGTTCGGATATGTCGGTGCTGATTTCTGGTACACGGCTATACGGTTGAATGAAAATTGGATGACGAGGATTGAGTGTGCGGTAACTGACCTTAGCTAACTGGTTGATTTACTATGGACATTAACACACAAAGATATAACTTGACAAGAACTTCACAAGTCAGTATCATTCTCATGTTACTAAAAATAATAGGAGAAAAGATTATGATATCAAAAAAATGTGTAGTTTGCGGCAAGGAGTTCTTTGTATATCCTAGTAGAAAGGATACAGCTAAAGCATGTTCCAATGAGTGTGCAGTTATTGTCCGGGCCAAATCAAGGGAACGTAAGGCGGTATGCACTTGTGAAAATTGTGGAAAGGTTTTTGAGGTTCCACGCTCACACGTTGCTAGGAGAGTTTATTGTTCAAAGAAATGCCAATATGCTTCCGATAGGTTCAGGACAGAGCAACAAGATAGAATGGCTGGTGACAAAAATCCAAGGTGGTGTGGCGGTGAAACCAATCATAGCGGTGGATACATATATAAACGGGCTATGGTCCATCCATATTCATCAAATGGATATGTGTTTAAACACCGCTTAGTAATGGAAGAGTGGTTAAAAAAGGATGCACCGGATAGTGAATATCTTGTAAAGCTGGGAGACAACTTATATCTCTCACCAGATTATTCGGTCCATCATCTTGACTGGGACAAAAAAAACAATAGGCGAAGGAATTTGCTTGTTTGTTCATCTTCTGTTCATGGCAAACTCCACAATGGGACTTATCCTGAGGCTGGCACATATTGGCCGGAGACTGCCAAGATAAAACTTGGCAATAACAACCTTCACATAAGCAAGTAATCAGACTTGCCCGAAGAGAGGAAAATAAGATGGCGAATATAAATAAGTATATAAACTACATAGCGGATTCCAGGGCACGGAGGTCTTTAAGACATCTGTTCTCTGGATTCCTTAACGACGACGATCCGACCACGTTTAAGGCGATTACCTTTAGTGATACGACCTATCCGATAATCATATCGGGTGACTACACGACGGGTATAACCCTTTCCGGGGACGGAACCACTGGGATATCTGTTACCAGTGGATTTACTGGCACGACCGGTATTAGTTTTGCCGGGACTGCCGCCGATGGGCTTTTGATTTCTGGAGCTTGCGCCGATGGGTTGCATGTCTCTGGGAAGAACACGGTATCCGGTATTCACATCTCCGGCGATCAGGCAATAGCGATGCTGGTTGATGTGGATGCGGCCCTTGCTACAGGAATTTCATTCTCAGTAGATACATTGATGACGATGACTACTGGACTTGCGATGACCGGAGCAGGAACAATCACAACTGGTATCAACCTTGCGCCGACTGCCGGAACCACAGGTATTGTTATCGGCTCAGGATTCACGACCGGTATCAGTGTTGATTCTGCGACAGACACCTCAAGCGCAGTAACCGGCTCAATTCATACTGACGGAGGTCTTGGTATTGCCAAGGCCCTGTGGGTTGGTACGACTATTACCGGAGCTGGTTTGGTCACGCTTTCAGGGAATACCGGCATTGACTTCACTGGTACTGCCATTACAAAAGGTATTGACTTCGCAAATTGTACTATCGCAATGACGGATTCAGATAATTGTCCTCTGTCTTATGGAACGGTAAACGAAGAAGTTGATCTTGGCATACAGGCATCAAATTTCTACGCCGTTCAGGTTCATCTGCACTCTACTCAGTCCGCAGCTTATACGACTAAGGCTATGGACCTTAAAGTAGACACTGACGGTGCCAATACGCTGAATAATATTGGTGTGTTAGCTTTAGAGTCCAATCTTTCTGATAACGTAGCTTCTTCTGGCACACTTGGTTGTACGACAATTATTGGTGCTGCACTTTCGGTTGTTGGTGAGATTGTAAACGCAGGGTTTACGATTGAGGGCGCGTATAAACCAACTCCAACAGGTTCAAATCCAATTACTGTTCTGTCAGCCCGTAATTTGAACACTTTCGCAGGTGAGAGCACTTGGTATGTTCTCGATGCACAGCAAAATGCCGCTGGAAATACCGTTAAGTCGTTGATACGGGCTAATGTTG